GATTGTCGATATATCCAGCGATTTCACTAATGTCATTTGCAGTCCCAATAGCCGCTTTTATAGCGTCAGTAGCCCCTTTAACCAGAGCAATCCCAGCTAGTGCAGTAGAAATAGGTTCCATCAGTACACCTTTGTGTCTTTATCTACAGTAGCTGGCAGGCAGTATGCTGTTATTTGTGATCCTTGTTTATGCAATGTTTGTGCGTACCATGTACAATCATCTAAAGATTTAAAATACATATCGTTACTAACTAATTGCTTATCCTGTGATCCAATAAAAACAAACAGCAAAAACGCATGAATCATAATTCACCATCAGTCTTTATACCCACCACCAGCTTTTTTGTAAGCTGACGCCATCATTTGAGCTTTTCTCGCTGACCACTGGCCCGGAGCGCCGCCCTTCCCACCAGCTTTAATTCTATTGAATATTCTTTTTCTTAGGCCCGGCTTGGTGTAATTCCCAGCCTCGTTTACCTTAGATTTTGTTTTTCCGCCTTCTTTAAACTTTAAAGTCTGTAGTGTTTTTGCCTGCCCAGCATGTAGCTTCGATGCCTTCTTTAACCCTTTGACAACCTTATCTACTTTTTTCTTTTTAACAGCACCACCCTCTTCATATGACCGAAAGTGACTAAACGAACCCGGTATTGGAGGTGTTTTTACAGCAGGAGGCGGTGAATACTTATTTTTTGTACCTTTTGGAGACCTAACTTTATTTTTTTTTGATGCCATTAAGTTTTTAGCGGCTCTCATTACGATCTCCTGTTTTGTTTCCTAGCTGAGCTTGTTCTTTTAAATGATCTGTTCTTTGATGCTGGAACGGCTTTTAAGTTTGATTTCCTGTTATCCTTTGGATTTCCGTTCTTATGAGCAACATCTTTACCGTCACCCTTTTTTACCTTACCAGCCGCAATCATTCTGTTTCTTGCGGTGTTTCTAGAAGCTCTACGCTTCTTCTGCGCTACAGTGGACTGATAATTGCTATACTCAGATCTATAATTTCTTTTACCTTTGGTTGGCACGGGTTTTACCTTTTGAAGCTATACCGTCAATAGATCGTGTGCGCTTTGATTTAATTATCTTACCACCGCCAGACATTTTATCTGCGCCGGGCATCATGTTCGCCTGCATACCAGTCATCATATTGGCCTTTTCAGCCTCTTTAGCCTTTAGAGCATCTCTCTTTTTGCGCTTTTCCTTCTGCTCCCTTGCCGCAAGGCCTGACAAACCTACGGCTGGGCCTAAAGCACTAAGTGCATCTGATACTGGACCCCTACCTTTAGCGACGCTGTAGACTGGTGAAAATGATTCTAAGAAACCACCAACATTTTTCTTTTTCATTTTATTCCCCTTTAACTGTTGTTGCATGGAAGCTCGCGATATTGTCATCGTAATTCCTTCCTGTGAACTCTTCCCACATTGGCTTTAACATACTGTGAAGCTCATCAATCTTCTGACTATTGTCATCGATCTTCAATGACATGACAGCAACGCTCTTATCTACACCTATTAAAGTAGAAGATATCCACGTCACCCCTGTGGCGCATATACCCACAAATGATACAAACAGGGTTCCAGCTATAAATTTAGAACTCAACATTTCCATCTCTTTCTAGCCTGCCTTAGCCTGCTATTAGGGTTTTTTGCTGCCTTAGGAGAACTTTTTCATTTGCCCAGCAGAACGAGCGCAGAAAGATTTCCTGCGCCCCGCTGCTTTACTTCCGGGCTTTACCTTGCCTGTTACCGCTGTTTTTAGTTTGCTGCCGGGGTTTTTACGCCTATAGGAAGCAACACCAGCTTTAGTCATGCCAGCACCAGACTTAGTGGGACGAAAGTTCTTTTTGTTTCTGGGGGGCATCTTAGACTTACGCTCTGCCATAACAACCCCTATGAGAGAAACACCGTCACACTAGAACAAGCCGTCAGATCTAAATACACATCTGTATTGAACAGTATTCCGTTATCAGGAATATTCACAGAAAATGTACTTCCAGTGCCAAAAGCAAGATCAAGCATAGTTGTGCCACCAGAACCGCCATCTTTTAAGACGATTTGTGGGCTTCCTGATCCTGCTGTTACCACTTGGATCTGACGCACCCTAGCGCGACCATTAAAAACAGTCGCATCTGCCGTTTTTGTTACCGCGAATACATCAGAACTTGACATTATAGCCCCCTACTAGCTTGCTACATCGTAACCAGTAATTTCAATCATGAAACGACCAGCAGTGTATGCGGCGTCACCTGTGCCTTGGCTAACAAGATAAAGGAACTGATCAGCAACTATATCTCCGCCAGCAGTAAGTGTTCCTGCCGCTTGCGTTCCACCATTGATGATTGACGTTTCTGTTAAATCACCAATAGCGGTGTCATTAACGCCTGTGCCTTCAGTAGCAGAAAACAGATCGATGTCTGCACTTCCCCCAGCAGGGGCTTCTACACACTGCATGGTTACACCAAACACTACGCCTTGGTTGGCGGTTTTGACTTGAGCGATGTAAGCAACACCAGACCCGTCTTTACCAATGATATCACCAGCAGTGCCACCATCTTTGAGGCCTGTAAGATCAATCATAATAGTTGTTTTTACAATGTTAACATTTGTTGAGGTGTCGCTCTTTAAGCGGTTTACCTGAGTAATATAAACGGCAGCAGTACCTTCGATGCCAGCACCGCCAGCAGCTTCAGTAGCCATTTTACTACCACTTGTTATAGATATAACACCTGTAGTGGCATTCTTAGATATTGTTTGAAAACCGTTTTCTGATCGGACGGGACCGTTGAATGTTGTATTAGCCATTTTGTACTCCTGTCGTGGCTGGTGTCAGCTTTCGCTGTCAGGGACTTATATAGTATACACAAAAAAGGGCGATATGAAACCGCCCTTTTGTAAAATTTGTATTATAGTACAATTAGCCCCCTGCGGAGCCGAACATACCAAGTGGATCGGAAACACCGAAGCTATAACGCTCACGGGCTTTATACCGAACATTACCAGTGTCAAAGTCACCATCCATTGATGTAGCCATTGGTGTTCTTACAAAGTGCTTCATTCCGTTAGGAACATCAGTAGTAAGGAAGAACGCATCAGCATCTGTCAGATAGTGATTAACACGGTAGCCTTCAGGTATAGAACCATTAGAGCGGATAGCATTCAGATCATTATCGGCTGTGCCGACACGCAGATCTGTTTCAAGCAAACGAGTTGCAACAAACATCAATGCAGGTGGAACGATCAGCTTACGAGGACGTGCTGCAATTAAAAGACCACGCTCGTCAACGTACGCGGCGATCTTAATTACTGCATCCTCAAGAGATGTTTCGTTCAAGTCTACATCTGTTGTTGGACGGTTTGCATTGTTTCCACCAGCTACAGTCGGGTGTGCCGTGCTAAACAAAGTGACACCATCTCCAGAATTGAAGGTGGTAAAACCAGTGTTTAACAAGGAAGCAGCCTTGACTTGCTTAGTGTACGCCATCGCCCTAGCAAGGGCTTTGGTGTAACGAGCCGAAAGAGCATCGTACAAATTGTCTTCCATAGCTTCCTCTGTAACAGAGAAACCCATGGCAACCGTTTCGTGGTTGTAGCGAGCAGTGTACGACTCTTGCGCTGAGTCGAAGCTGATAGCAGAACCTTCAGGTTTAACTGGCGCAGCGCCAAAACCTGACAATTTCACTTCTTCTTCAAAACTACGCTCTGAGTTTTCTGTTTCATAAATCTCAGAATGCTCGTTTTCGTACTTTTCGTACTCCAGACCGTACAGTGCGTTAAGGCCGGGGAGTAGCTCCTTCAGGAGTTGTGCGCGTGTAATAGCCATTTTCTACTCCTTACGCTGAGCCAGTTGTTGATGAATGCTGATGGTAATTAAACTTACATACCAGAAGCGGGAAAGACGTTCCCTTCTCATCGCCCTGATCACCGCCAAGATAATCAATAACCCGAATTGGGTTTTGAGCATCTGTGCTTAGTTCAGAGATGTCCAAAGCCACTCGACTAATTTTTAGCGAGGTATTTGGAGCAGTTTGTACGAGAAGAGTGTTCTTGCCATAAATATCACCTGTATTTGTCGGCGCACCATCAGCTTGGATGGTGAACAGAACATTAGGATCATCTACAACAAACGCCATAATATCAGAAGCTGCTGTGCTTGCTGGATATAGTTGACTAAACGTCTTTTGATTAGTGTTCGGATCTGTGTACGAACACCCAAGGAAAACACCAACGATGTCGATTGCTGTCGAATCATCGCCAGTTGCGGACTGCTTTTCGATTGTAGTTGCGGTTCCACCGTCAACTAGCTGTACGATATCTCCTGTTGCAATCGCAGTACCATATCCTGAAGCGATAGGATACTGACGGAAAGCCTCAAGAGAACCGCTATCTAAGCGACCAATCGGGCGCAGACCGAAGGGAGCGGCTGCTGAAGACATATTTCTCTCCTTCTATCAAGCCATTTTTAACAATGGTAAGCGCCCCATGAGGGTTACTTACCAAACGAAGTTTTTGATGTGCGCTCTGGGTTCAGAACGGGCATTCTTGGGTCAGATTGACGAAGATAACTGTTATCAACAGCATCTATTTGAGATTTATTCATCTCTTCGTGAGCGTCTTCTCTTGACTTAACGTATTCTGTGGAGTTTTCGCAAAGTAGCAATCCTCCAACCTCAACATTACCTTCAAACCTAGAATCGTGGTCAGGTATTATCTGTAAATCAGGATGATCTTCTGCCTTAACTGGTGTCCACCCATTACGAAACTTGCCAGAAACATTCTTGTTATCTGTCTCACCCATGATTGATGTGCGAACCCAACGGNATTCAACACCGTCTTTTGGTTCGGGGTCAGGAAGAGTAGTAGGCCTCTGCCAGCTTCTTTTGCGCTCGTTTTTGTCTCTTGACTCGTTAGAGCGAGGTGTACGATCAGACATTATATGCCTCCTTCAACAGTTGCGCCGCGTATTGTTCAGGTGTTAGACCAAGTCTCTTGGCGATTGAAACTTGGCTTGAGGTTAACTGCACTCTGCGCGGTTTTTTTGCACTCCTATTAGCGGGGGCAACCACGTTACCAGTTTGACGGGGTTGTGCTTCCTCAACTTCTTCCCCTTCAAACTTGTCTGGAAATCTCTTTCTCATAGCCCTATCAATGGACTCGTAATACTCTTCTACCCTAGTTGGGTTCTTGGGATCAATACCCGCTTTTTCTAATTTTGCATGAACGCCGAATGCAAATCCAGTCATTTCATCATCTGATCCAAACCACTCGTTGCTGTCAGCCCACTGTTTTGTTCTGGCATCAATCTCAACTTTCCCCTGTTCTTGGGCCTGTTGAGGCCGTTGAACTGGAGGCTCGATTTCTTGCTCAGAGCGTTTTTTAGGCGTGTAAGAATCTACTCGTATTCTTTCAGTCTCTAGCTTAGTAAGCTTTGACTGTGCGTCAACAATCTTATCTGGGTCACCAGTTTCAAATGCCTCTTTATATTCACGCTTTGCACCATCTAACTGCGCCTCAATACGACCTTGCGCTTGTTTAACGAGAGTGTTTTCACCGTCATCAACAAGTTTCTTGAGGTTTTTGTTTTCTTCTTGAATGCGTTGAGCATATTTTATGGCCTCTTCGGTTTGACGAGCGGCCTCTTCTTTTGCTCTACGCTCCTCATGATACTCGTATTTTAATTGTTTGATACGTTTTTGAACGCCTTCACCGTATCCAGATACTTCGTCATCTTGTTCTTCTGTATCTTTTTTATCTGCGCGAACAGGTCTATTCCTGTCTTCTTCAGGAGTATCATCAACAATATCAACTTGAAAATCTGCATCGTCTGTAACTTCGATCTCAGTCATTGCTTCTTGTTCGATTTCCTGCTTCTCAGCGGTGTTCGTACTCATGCTCTTGAATATCCTCTTGGGTCATCGACTACTGCCTCAACAGTGTCATCATTGATCAAACGAAACTCTTGCTTATCAATCTTAAACCGTGTGCCGGAATAAGATCTGAATATAACAAAATCACCCTCTTCGCAGTATGCGCCGTTAGGGAACTTGTCTTTATCCCCATACGCATCAGGCCCAGATTTGACTACAAAGCCAATAACTGAAGCTGTTTGCTCTGCTGATTTAAGGGAGTCGGGCATGTAAACGCCACTATCCGTTTTCTCTTTTACCTCTAAAGGCTTTATCAAGAGTTTGTAGCCAGATGGCTGTGGTATTCTTAATTCTACTTCTTCTTTAATTTCTTTTGTTGCTGAATACATCTACTTTCCTTGCAGTGATTTAGGTTCACAGTACCTTGCGGGGTTAACCGGATTACTCAGATTGCATTAATTGTTGTAAATCTAATACATCTCTCTCTATTAATGCAAGTGCTTCTACTTTTCCAACTAAACGTATATAATCTTCGTACTTTTCGCAACCACCACTTGCCATGTGATCTGCGACACCATTCATATACTCTCTAATTTTAGATCTTATAGCTTCCAACTCATTCATTGTCTCCAACTATCTCCCTTGCTATTTCACGTCCTAATTCAATACCTTCACGCATATCTTCCCTGCGCTGGCTGTCTGCATCTTCTGCTATTTTCACACCAAGCCTAACTCCTTCTCGCTTCTCCTCTGACTCAATACGATCTTTCTGCACGTCAATATTTGCTGCTTTTGCCTGTGCATCTGCCTGTAACTTGGCAACATCAAGCTGTTTTTTATGCTCAAACTCGGCTTCTTTCAAAGCCATGTCACGCTGTTGTATCTGTGTAAGAGGATCTTGCTGCTGCTTCATTGCCTCTTGTTGAGCAACTTCTGCCTGATCTTTTCTTAGTAGCTTACCTGCCGCTTCTGCCGCAAGACGAGATAGCTCTATCTCGACATCTTCTGGAAGAGGCTTGTCTTCATCTGGCAGACCAACGCCCAGATTCTTTTCAATTTCTTTACGATACTGGAAAGCCACATGCTCTGTAACATGAGCAGAAATTGCTGCTTGTATGGCTCCAGCAAATGGACTCTGTCCAACAATCTCTTGTAGCTTTGGATCTTGTGCCGCAGCCAAGTGAACTTGTATGTGGGCTTCGTGATCCTGATACTTGAACGCTTTAACAGGCTCTTGCTTGAGCATAGCCATGTTTTCAGTAACCGGATCACTCGGCTTGATATCATCTGGAAGTTTAATAATTTCATCCGCATCCTGAATCCCCAAAACCTCGAGCATCTGTCTATGCAACTTGCCCATGTCATACAAATTTGGTGCCTGTTGCGCTAACTGCAAAGCTGCTTGATATTGAACTACTCTTTGAGCCATGGTAGCAGCATTTGGATCTGATACCGGAATAACATCAACTCTAGCATCAAAATCTTTTTTGCGGTTGAAATCTCCATCCATCTCATAGGCATACTCTTCTGGCATGTAATCTTTGATCACGTTAGACAGAAGGCCTAGCTCTCTTTTGAGGGCCGCATGTAGCCTCGCCTGAACACCAGACATAACCTTCATGCTTCGCTCCATGAGAGCGAGAGTAGTTCCTACTGGGGCTTGTGGGTTGAGGTTTCCAACTTGTACATCCGCAACGGAGCCAATCCTTCGCCCCTCTTCAACGATGTTTCCAAGCAACTGATACAATACTGAGGACGGCTCTTTGTAAGGAAGGAATGCAATAGAATCCCTAATTGCACCACCCGGCACGTCCACATCCCTGAACTCACCCGGCATGAGAGGCGAATCATCACCTTTAATACGAAGACCCCTAGCTTTGAGGCCAGCAGGCAAGTTAGATAACGTACCCGCATCAATAAGTTGACGCAGTATTGATGTGGCGCTTTTAGCAAGACCACCGATAAGATGGATAAGACCCGTTCCATAAAAACCAAGCCCCGGTAAATAACGGTAATGTACAAAGTGCTGTCTTTTACGCTTTTTGGGATCATCCTCATACCAGTTTCTCCTGATGGAAAGAACAGTCAAAGAAGACTTATCTATCGTTACAACGTAAGGCCTTGCTATCCCATCCTCATCTTCAAATGGTTCTGGCATGTTAAGATCTGCATGTATTTCCAGTATTGTATGGCGATCATCGTCTTCGATGACGGCAGTCTCTCCCTCTATCTCATCGTACTTTTCTTGAATATCTGAGTAATCTGGAGACGGATCAGGAAGTTCTACATCACGATAAAAGCCTTTTACCTGTAACTCATAAACTTCGTTTGAGTATTTTTTCATGACATGCGTATACCTTGCCGCTGTCATTAGATCTGATGCGCCATAAGATACAACAAAATCTTCTGCTGGAACGAACATTGCACAAGGTCGCTCCATGATCGGATCATAGTAAACTTTTTTAAATGATGATCCTGCAAGTGGGAGGCGGAATAACATCTGCTCTGTTTCATCACGATACTCTGTCATCTCCTCTGTCAGGAGATAATTCATCTCGCTCTCTATACGTTGTGCCTGCTCTTGCTTTTCAAGATCTTTTTTGCCTACGATCTTGGTTCTAACAGGGCCAGATGCCGGAAATAGCTCACCCATTGCTTGGGCTTGGAATCTTACTACAGCTTCTGTTAACACTGGATGAAACACTCCAGCAGCACCCTGCCATGGCTGGGTTCTCTCTTCGATCTTCATGCCAAGTAGATCAAGGCCTCTGATATAGCTTCTTGACCAATCTTTGCGAGACTGTTTGTCTGACTCAAAATCATCAACAAGCTCTGATGCCAGTGCATCCATCTCAGAATCTTCCATGAAGTCTGCAAGGTTAGCATCGTGATCTGGACCTAAGATCTCTTCTACTGCTTCTCCAGAAAAATCTATAATTACGGATTCATCATCACTGGTGATGCCTACAGCATCAGGGTTTACTACTTCTATTTCAACAGACTCTGCATCCGCTACATCTAGATCAGATGGAATCATTGGTTTCTCGACAGCCATTTTTTACCCCCTAATAATATTGAACAGGCCTTTTATAGACAGGCTCATCATCCCAATCATCCATTGCACTTCTGATCCAGCCACCTTGGCGAAACCTTAGAAGTGCCTGCGTTGTGGAGTCAACTAAATCATCGTTATCACCCGCTGGGAAAGCAGCGCACTCTTCGACAACTTCTTCTGCCCATCTTGTGGCAGGACACCATATAACGCCAGATGCAAACAAATCACTCACCGCATTAACACGAGCTATCTTATCCTGACCGCGTGACGGTGTAAACTCTGTCACTGGAATACCCATAGCTCTTAACTCAAAGATGAGAGGAGATCCAGCAGCTTTTGCCTCAACGATCATTTGATCAGGCTCAAATTCCCAGTATTTTTCGTATGCTGCCCTTTTAAGATCGGGAAACTCCAGCTTTTCTTTGAAAGCATCAAGTAGTATCAGATTAGGGACAGATTCTCCATTATCATTAGGATGTTGGAATATGCCCCATGTTGTACAGGCTGAGTAATCCGCTCTCTGGGTTTTGAGAAACGCCGTGTCCCAGCTTTGAATTATAGCATCACAAGCAGGGGGTGAGTCACTTTCCCATTCCTGCCACCACTCACGTTTAATCAGAGCGCCTTCTTCTGAAGTCGGGTCTTGTTGATACTGCGCTGACCATTTGGATACAGGAAGTTCTGCTTTCAGGGAGTCAAGCTGTTCTATAGGCCAGAACTCAGGCCATAGTGGGCTTCCTGAAGGCATAATCGCTGGAAGCTCTATCACCTCCCACTCATCTGCACCTTCGCGCTGAATTGATGATTTAACGATCTGCCCTGTTAGATCTCTTGTACTCCATCTTGTCATTACGACAATAATGGCTCCCCCCGGCTGTAAGCGCTGCCTTGGTCCTGATGTATACCACTCGTAAACCTTGTCATATACCTCTGGATTGTACGCACCTACGGCTGCATCCTGCTCTGAATGAGGATCATCGATGATTAGAACGTCAGCACCTTTACCAGTTACCGCTCCTCCAACACCAATAGCGAAGTAATCACCTTTTTTGTTGGTATTCCAGCGTCCAGCGGCCTTTGAGTCAGTAGAAAGTTCTATTCCGGGAAATATTTCTTGAAAATCTTCCTGATTGATCAGGTTTCTGACCTTTCTTCCGAACCCAACAGCCAATTCTGCCGTGTGGGCGGTTTGAATAACTTTCTTTTCGGGATATTTGCCCAGATACCATGCAGGAAACAGGTATGATGCGAACTCTGACTTGGTGTGCCGTGGTGGCATGTTGATGATTAGGCGTTTTAGCTCACCTTTAGCGACCCTCTCAAATGATTCGGCCATAACCTCATGATGCTTTCCACCAATGAACGCAGGCCACATACGTTTTACGAAAGTTAGGAACTCCGTCCTAGAACTTTCCTTGCTCTTGACCTCTTCAAGTTCACCCAGAAGATCAAGTATCTCCTGTTTTTGTGCAGGGGGTATGTTTTTCAACTTACCCTTTATGGCTGAGAGTTCTTTCATGCCTTACTTAGTTACCTCTTGTTGACGATAGGGAGGGCAACGGAGAAGCAAACCCTCCCTACCGGGGGCGCAGGGAGAACTTAACGCCCCAATCCAATCCTATAGTACATAGTGTACTATAAATATTATTATATATATATACTACTATGTACTATATAGTACATGTGTACTAGGGGGTACTTATCGTGGCAAATGACCGTATCAAGGTTCAAAAGCAACAGCAATCCACCACTGCTAGACGCAGAACCGTAGAACAATCCGAAGCAAGCAAAGAAGAACTTAAAAAACGCGCTGTGGCACTCTACGAGGAACTTTGTAGAGAAGATCCCCTTATCCTTACCCCTGATCACTTCAATAACAAGGCACAGAAGCTCACTGAGTAGCCTTTGAGAGTTTAGTAGTACCCCAGTGGGGGTAGGAATCCTAGACCCCCTTCAGCGCCGTTTGTACGGTGGTACAAATAATTAGTCTTCACGGCAAAAAACAACATAGGGGGGGGGTCATATTCTAGGCTATGTATTCGTTTGTGTGGAACAACATGTATATACATCGGCCATGCCGTGTCCAAACAGGGGTGGTCGGGGGAGGGTGGGGTCTGGCGATCAGCAAAAAACAACACCGCAACCCCTTGTTATGACAGTATTTTTCAGGATGGGCATCAATCAGCCATAAACTGGGATAGCTTGCGCTGTAGCTCAACCTCAATATCGTGAGCAGTGCGATCATCCTTTTCTGTAGTCACTATGTGTTCTGAGAAAAGCTGACAGGTCTTCCCCAATGCAACGAGGCTTGCCACCCGTGACGTGTCGGAGCCTATCTTGGCCTCATGCTTGAGTTGGTCAGTGATCCATATTCTCAGAGCTTCATCGTCTGTCCGCTTTCGTGCGG